TTATACCATTTACTAACTGTTGGGCCTTCCTGATTTTCTAAATAATCTAATGGGTTGCTGCTTATTTCTATTGCAACAAGATGACCCATGGATGCAGCATTTAAAAAACCAGATTCAATTTCATCTACCGTTCTCTGTCCCCGTGGGTGCGATAAATTAATACATGGTTTACCATATACTTTATCACCACGTAAAACCAAATCTTCCCACTTAACCAATACACCCATTTCCCTAGGAAATCCACTTTCCTTCGTTCCATGCATATAATAGCCAATGGGATTCTTTTCAAACTCTGCAAGCAGGTAGCCAGCAGTGAGTAAACGGTAGCTGTAACTGTTCAGCGAACTGTCTGTTAGTAAAAACTCTTTATTTATTTTTTTGAACTTATCCATTACGTCTACGTGCGATGAGGATGTAAAAATGTAATGGTTTCAAACATTTAAAAAATGCGGTTTTTATTATACTTATATAACTGTACCACATTATTACACATACTGTACCATGATAGATTTTCGAATGCATTGACAGCAAAGCTGTAGCGGATATTTGTGTGTATTATGGCAGCTACATTATCAAATCAGCAAAAGAAAGAATGGGCGCAAATGCTTTTTGTCCGCGGTGATTTAACACAAAAAGACATTGCCGAAAAAGTAGGCACCTCCGCTAACACGCTTGGTAAGTGGGCAAGTGAAGGAAAGTGGGAGAACATGCGTAAATCAATGCTCAATACCAAAACAGAGATATTGCGCAATCTGTATGATTTGCTGGACAAAATATCCAAGAAGCTAAAGGAAGAGGATAGTATTGGTGATTCCAAAATAGCAGATATGTATGTAAAGTACACTGCTGCCATTAATAATCTGGAGACAGAAACAAGCATTGGGCAAATATTTGAAGTAGCTAGAATGTATGTTAACTGGCTTCAGGGACTAGACCCAAAATTTGCACTGGAAGTTCTCAATCATTTTGACTTGTTTATCAAAGAGCGTTTAAAATCTTATTAATGGCTGAATTAACAGACAAGCAAGCGCTCGCAGCGTGGAAAGATTATGCGGATAATATCCGTAAACAAACTGCTTTACTTACCGGTGAAAATGAGGCACAGCAACGTAAAAGAATCAGCATCCTGGAAGCTGACCCCGAACTATGGTTTAAATATTACTTTCCACAATATTGCTATGCTCCTCCAACTGAATTTCATAAAAAGGCAACCAAAAGGGTTTTATCCAATTTAGAGTGGTATGAGGTTCGCTCCTGGAGCAGGGAGCTTTCAAAATCCACCAGGACAATGATGGAAATGCTTTACCTGTGCATTACAGGTAAAAAGAAATATGTGCTCCTTATCAGCAATAGCTTTGACAATGCCGTAAGACTTTTGATGCCATATAAAGGAAACTTAGAAGCGAACCAACGTATTATTCATGATTATGGACTTCAAGAGCTTCCTGGAAGCTGGGAGTCTTCAGAATTAACTACTCGCAAAGGAGTTGCGTTCCGCGCACTTGGGGCTGGCCAGTCACCCAGAGGAACCAGAAATGAGGAAGCAAGACCGGATGTAATCCTCTTTGATGATATAGATACAGACGAGGATTGCCGTAACCCTATTATCATTGAAAAGAAATGGAGGTGGATTGAGGATGCGGCTATAAGTACCCGCTCTGTATCCAGAAAGACCACTATCATTTTTTGTGGAAATGTAATCGCAAAAGACTGTTGCATGGTTCGTGCGCAGGAGTTTGCCGACTTCGTGGACATTGTTAATATCCGCGATGCTGAAGGAAAAAGCACATGGCCGGAAAAGAATACGGAAGAGCATATTGACAGGGTCTTAAGCCAAAAAAGCTACCTCTCCATTCAGAGGGAATACTACAATAACCCAATCGAAGACGGGAATGTATTCAAGGAGCTTACCTATGGTAAATGTCCTGCATTAAAAGAAATGGCCTTTGTAGTTGTTTACGGAGACCCTTCACCAAGCAATAAGGATAAGCCTGTTTTACGGGCGAAGCATCAAAATAGCTGTAAGGCTGTGGTTGTTGTTGGATACAAAGACCTTAAATTCTATGTCTATAAGGCATTCGTGGATGTAACCACCAATAGCACTTTCGTAGACTGGCTATATGCCACCAGAGATTTTGTACTAACAAAGACCCAGCCTTACTTTTTTATTGAGAATAACACCTTGCAGGATCCATTTTACCAGCAGGTTCTTATGCCACTTATCCACCAAAAAGGAAAAGAGTTAAATAACGTCCTGGGCGTTTCTCCGGATGACAGGAAAAAGCCTGACAAATACTTCCGAATTGAAGGTACCCTGGAACCAATTAACCGGATGGGCCTGCTGATTTTAAACATAGATGAAAAGGAAGACCCTCACATGAAAAGGCTGGAAGCCCAGTTCAAAAGTGTGAGCCCTAATAGTAAAACAATGGATGGCCCAGATGCTGTTGAAGGAGCTGTTCATATCTGTAAAAACAAAACAATGGTAGATGCAGTTGGCGGCATCAGAACTTTTGGCCGACCTACCAATAAAAAAAGATTCTAATGGCACTATTAATTGGCACAGGTGATTTACAAACGCATTTGTATTCCGAGATATCTGAAGAAATTGTAAGAGGTAATGAAGACCTGATTACAACAGCTATCAGTGTAGGAATATCGGAGGCAAAATCATATCTGGGTAAATACGACCTGGTACAACTATTCGGAACTGTAGACGTTGACCCAACGCTTACGGATGATAACCTTAAAAATAAGGTTAAGGATATTGCTGCCTGGCAGTTGGTGAAACTGGCCAATCCCAATATTGATTTAAAGCTATTCCGGACTGCATACGAAGATGCAATTCGCTGGCTTGAGAGAATACAAGCCGGTAAGCAAGACCCGGATGGATGGCCTTATAAGCCTGTTGACCCTGTTACTGGAGTTGATTTGTATTCCAGCGTCAAAGCCAGTTCTAACTACAAAAGAAGCAATCACTGGTAATCGTTAATTTTTATAATCTCATTTCATGGCAAAAGAACCACAAATAATTACAAAGGATACTCCTGACAAACCGCAAGGGATAGTTGTTAATAAAATAATTATCAGACCGGTTGACAGGAGCGTAAAAGATATATTGTCCTGGCGCACTGCTCACATGGCTGCCACCAGTCCTTATTATGCAAATAGGACACGTCTCTATGACCTTTATGGTGATGTATTGTTGGATGGCCACCTTACTGGAATTATCGGTAAAAGGATTGACGCGGTATTGAATAAAAACATTCACTACAAGGTCAATGGCCAAAAAGTCGACGCATTCGATGATACAATAAAAAGCGATGTTTTCAGGGAAGTGATAAAACTTCGATTGGAAGCAAAGCTATGGGGATTGAGTGGCATGGAGTTTATTCCAGGAGAAACCATGCAGATTGAGAAGATAGAGCGTAAGCATATTAAACCTGATGTTGGATTAATCAGTTTTGAACAGAGCAACCGCACTGGTTATGAATATGCTAACCTTCCCAACATAATTGTTTGCGGTGATAAGGATGATGTAGGGCTCCTATTGAAATGCGCTCCTTATGCAATTTATAAACGTGGGGCCATGGCTGACTGGGGCCAGTACATTGAAATATTTGGCATGCCTGTCCGCATTATAAAATATGATGCTTACGATGAAAAGACAAAGATTGAGGTAGGTGAGATTTTGGAAAGCAGCGGTGGAGCCCTGGCAATCATGGTACCGAAGCAGGCAGAATTCGAAATGTTGGACGGTAAGACTTCCAACGCTGATGGCAAACTACAGGAGACATTCCGGCAGGCGCTTAATGATGAAATGTCCGTCATTATCCTCGGCAATACCGAATCAACAACATCGAGCAAAAGCAGTGGATATGCCCAAAGCCAAACGCATAGTGCACAGCAATTAATAAATACAAAAAGCGACTTAGAGGAAGTACAAAACTTTCTTAACAGCCCTGCATTTATAACCGTTTGCAAAAGCTATGCATTGCCTGTTGTCGAAGGTGGGAAGTTTGAGTTTGAAAAGGAAATAGACCTTGATGCATTAAGTACTAAAAAGGATATTGATTTGGCCGTTAGCGCCAAAGTTCCGATAGCTGATGATTATTGGTATGAAACATACGGGATTCCTAAGCCCGATAACTATGCAGAGCTGCGTAAAAAAATGGATGACCAGAAAATGATGGAGCTGCAACCTCAAGGGCCACCCAATAATAAACCCCCCAAGAACAAAAAGCCAGGTAAGGGAATGCCAGCACTTTCTGATACCAACGCCTGGAACAAATTACGCCAAACGCTGGCCGATTTTTTCGACCCAGCCCTACGGTAACGGTAGGGCATATCTATGATGATTTGGTTGCAAGGTATAAAAGCCGTTGCCCGATTTGCGGTGGCTTGCCAAATCTTACTGCTCCAAGTCCTGGCCTCGGTGAATATGATGGTATCATAAATAGCCTTGTTGACCAAGTTTACAAGCATCAGATTGATGGAACAGAAATTCCACGGCAGCTTTATGAGCAAACGGCAAATGATTTATTAAAGGGAGTTACAGAAGGCTTAGGAGGTGCTTCCTTTGGATTTGAAGACCCACGCAATAGCCTGCTTGCTTACTTCCAGGACAATGTATTCCAATTTAGTGGAGCCAAAAGCCAGGCTGAAATAAACGTATTTAATACATTACTCTATGATGCTGATGGGAATGTTAGGAGCTTTACTGAATTCAGAAACCTTTGCCTTGATGCCGGTCTTGATTTTAATAACAACTGGTTGCAAACGGAATACAATACAGCCCTCGCTGGAGCGCAAATGGCACTTAACTGGCAACACCTACAAAATGCCGATTACATCCAATATTCAACGGCAGGCGATGACCGTGTAAGACCAGCTCACGCAATGCTTGATGGCTTTACAGCTCCTCCAGAGGATAAGATTTGGGATATTATTTATCCCCCAAATGACTGGAACTGCCGTTGTACAGCTATTCCTGGCGCTGCTCATAACGTTATAAAAGTATATGTTACTTCTGCACAAGCCAAAGAAGAGATACCGCTATATTTCCAGCACAACGTAGGTAATACCAAAACGGTTCTTGATGCAGATGGATATTTACAATACCAGGTGGGAAACAAGTCCAAATTGCTACAGGCTGAAAAAAATTATGGGATGCCTTCTGTAGAAAACCTTTATAAACAAAATACCTTCACTCCCAGGCTGGAAATACAAACACCTACTGATGCGTACAAATGGTTTGCAGATACCACCGGAGCTAAGGATGTAATGATTCAAAAGGATATCACTGGTGTAAATATTCAGGTTGATAAGGAATTGATTCGGCACGCTATTGAAGACCATCCAAAGGAGAATCGTTTTGAATTCGTTGGGAATGTGCTTGATGTTTTAAAGGCACCAGACGAGGTTTGGAGCAATAGAACAGATAATAGTTTGGAACGGTACTACATAAAATATTATGCTGATTTTCCAATTGTGGTTTATGTGAATGAAGAGGATGGCATGAGAGCCTATACAATGTTTGAGGCTCAACGTAAAGGCAAATTAAACGGTACAGCTATCAAAAACCTTCGGAGGGGTATTTTGATTTACCGGAAATAATAAAGCCACCATTCGACAAGTCCTGCGTTTTAGCGCAGCCTGTATTGAATAGCGGCCTTACTGTAATACAAATATACATGAATGAACTGGAATTTAAAAGGCTCAACCTCCTCCAAAAGGAAATGGTCAGGGACTATGTTTATAACAGGTTCCCAACCATTGCCGGAAATATAGCCCTACGGTTCATTGACGGAAATTTTAGGGCGCAAGGCTGGCAGGGTTCTACTTTTAAGGCATGGAAGTCCACCAAGCGGAAAGGAACGATTTTAATAAAGACTGGAGCCTTAAGAAGGGGAACCTACTTCACCAATGTCCAAGGCGGCATTAAGGTTATTAACAACGTTAAATATGCAGCCGTTCACAATAATGGGTTCCAGGGCGTTGTCCAGGTCAAAGGCTACAGACGTAGAATTATCGCTGCTAAGAGAGTTGAAACCGGAAGACTGACCAAAACCGGCAAAATGAGAATGAAGACCGTGCATAGCCTAAAAGGTTATTCTGATGTAAAA